CACATGGCTCAAACCCTCAAATAGAATTTACTTATGAAAATAGTAATGCCGGTAGTTATACCTGGCAAACGAACGTTCAGGTATTTAAGAAGATTGAAGAGATAACTGAAGTTGTAAAAGAAGGAAGTAGAACGTCACTAGCATGGAGTGAGGGAGCACAAAGATGGACTACTAGGTATTCTTTTACTCCTGAATATTTTTGTACGTACAAAACAGAATTTGCATCCTTTGTAAATGGACAGTTATATATTCATGATGATTCCACTAAGAAGAATTACTTTTACAATGGTAGATATCCTACGCAAGTATCGTATGTAGAAAACGTTCAATCATCTCAGCCTAAGGTGTTTATGACACACGCTGTGGAAGGTAACGCAAAACCAACGATTACGAGATTTGAGACGATAGATAACTGGACTATGAATAGTGACCTTAATGCTAAAGATTATGTTCTTAAAGAAGGAACTTATTATTCAGAAATGTTTGGAGATACTAATGATCCAAATGTAGGAGATAATTCTACATACGGAGATAGATTAATGAGAGGAACAAAATTAAGGGGGCAATATATAAAAGTATTTATGGCTTTTAGACAGGAAGACTTAGAGGTTAAGCATTCTAATATAGGATACATAACAAGTAAAGGTCACACAACACAAGAGCCAATCCCACAGTATAGACAACCAAGAACAAAAAAATAATAAAGATATGTTAGGAATGATTGGAGGGGGTATACAAGCCCTTGGAGGTTTAGCACAAGCAGCCTCAGGAATATTTGGAAAAAAAAAGAGACAAAGAAGATTGGAAAGTTTACTTGCTAAAAGACCACAGTATGAAATTCCAAAAGAAATAAGTCAAGATTTAGAACTTACTCGTAACATGAAAGATGGAAGATTGTCAGAACAACAAGACATGAAAAACGCTTTGTTTACGAATGCACAAAATTCTGTTGCTAGAGCACAATCAGCATCCGGTTCTTTAGAGGATCAGTTAGCAATTGGTATGAGTGCAGAAGCAGGAACAAACGATGCTTTAATTAAAAACAGAATGTCTGGAGCACAAGAAAGGGCAAACAGATTATCTAACATGCGTGAGGCCGGTACTAATATGGCCCAAGCAAAAGATCAAGCATTTAAATTAAATAAGTTAGATCCTTTTAAAATGAAACTACAAGGAACTTTAGCAAATGACGCTATGTCTAGACAGATGACTTTTGGTGGATTAAACCAGGCAGGAGCAGGTCTAGCCAACATGGGGTCTGCTGCAACAGCAGAAGGTATAGCATAAACAAAACATACTATGGCAAAATACACACCGACATTACTAGGTCAAGGCACAGAAGTTAACGTAGGTCAATTCTTTGGAGGGGGCTTTATAGACGCAGGTGCGGCTCAATTAAACCAGGCTATACAAAACAATGTAAAAGTTGTTACTGAAGCAAAAAACAAAAAGTTTGAACAGGCTCAAAAATTAAGAGATGGTATTGTTTCAGGTCATTTTTCTGATGACATGGCAAATGAAATTGGAGGTTATATAGAACAACTTACAGACATGCCTACTTATAGTAAGGCTTATGCATCTACTCTGGCTTCGGCAAATGCAAAGTTAGGAGTAATGGTTGCTAAACAAGCAAAGATTACTACAGAGATGGAAAGGACTACTACTGATTTCGATGCTGATCCTAGTAGTAAATACTATGATCCTAATCTTAGTGCACGATTACACGACCAAATTAATGGTGATGAAGAAAACGGCATAGTAGGAACAGGTATTGACACATCAAGTGCCAATATACAAGATGCTCTATCTAGTTTTAAAAACGATAAAACGAATATTAAAGATGGTGTAGTAAGAACAGACTTTCAAAGTAAATTAGGAGAGATTGTACAGAAGATAGAAAACACAGGTGGTTTAGGAAATGTAAATTCTGAATTTGCTTCTTTCACAACTACAACAGGAGGTCAGAAATTTGTTACAGGATATACATATGATGCAAAAAACCGAATGTATGTACCTGCCTTTGATAAAACAAAATTACCTCCTATGGGGATAGTAGAATTATATAGAGGTATAGATGATGCAGCAGCAACATTAATGGATGATTATGTAAACGAACAGCATAAAGAAAACTCTAATCCTGGTGAAGTACTTAATGCAACAGCCAAAGAAACATACGAGCAACAGTTTGTTTTATCTGAGATGAAGAAATTAACTCCTGGAGGGGCTATTGATAGTAAGACTGATAAAGAGTTTAGAAATAGACCACAAGATCCTAGTTCAGGAAGTGGTGCTGCGGTGGAGTTGCAAGTTAAAGCAGAAGTAGTAAATAACTTACTTAACAATGTTGATCAACTTAAAAACCTAGACCTTTCTCAGTTACCAGGTGGTAGTGAGTCGGTTCCTTTTGCACAGGTTGATACAAATGGTGATGGTAACATGACTCAAATGCTTGACATTTCAAGTTTCCAAAAAGGAAAATATAACTTGGGAAGATTTAGTACAGAAGATTTAGCCACTGGTGCTATGAAAGATACTTGGGGTTATCCTTCGAAAACATATATGGAGATAGATCCGGATTCAGGAGAAAGAACACTGTATTTTGAGGGATCGGATGCAAATGGAGATGCACAATATACTGTTTATAATGATAAAACGGCAGATCAGTTTGTTCAAAATATTAAAGGAGTTTGGGGATCAGGAGCAGGAGGTCAGAAGTATTATGATGCTTGGCAACATATAGCAAAAAAGAAAGGCGTATTGTCTAGAGATGCAAGTAACAATAAGCAAATATTGGAGACTGGAGTCACAAAAAAAGGTCAAGCAGCAGCAATTGTAAAACAAAAGCAAGCAGAAGACCAAGCACAAGAAGCAGGTGCATTTGATAAGGCTGAGTTACAAACCTCAATTTATAACGCTGATAATAATAATAAAGCAATTGACGCAGCACTACTGCCTGTAAATACTTTCTTCGCTAAGACAGGACATGAGTCTAAAGGATTAGTAGATAAAGACAATAAGCAGGTTACAGAACGAAAAGTTAAGTACGTGAAGTTTGATAGAGATGGAAACTATACCGGAAGAAGATTCTCTAAAAAATATGGAGTATTGTCTTATAGAGCAATGCAAGATGATGGATCATACGGGCCGGTACAAACTGCTAATATAAAAGTTTCAGCACTTATTAGTGAAATCTCTGGAGGACAAGGAGAGTTTAATCTTAATCAAGAAAAATAAAACATGGAAGACGAAGATATCTTAGGAGTTGATCCTTTTGTAGATTTAAGTATAGACGATAAACAAGATCAATTAACTATTCTTGCAGACAGATTAAGACGTGCAAGAGGAACTAGTTCTTCTAACTTTCAAATTGCAGATATTCAAAATGTTATTCCTGGTTTAAATCAGGAGCAATTTCAAGATGCTGTAACATGGGGTAATACATTCAATAGAGGACGTTACGAAGAAGGCGATGAATTAAATTCTAAGTTTCCAAACCTATTTCCAGAGTTAGAGGGTGTTCAGTTTCCTGAATACGAAAATAATAATGGAGCACTTAACGTAGTGAATTCTCAGGTAAATCCGGAAAACGCACAAGGCAAGTGGGCTAAGATACAAGCATCTATTGATAAAGGTACAGAGATGTATAATAATCAAGAGGTAGATGGTGTTATTTCAAACCCTAACCTAATGCCAGAAGGTACTGATGAATCGGTTAAGAAAAACCTTATTCAGTTTGGTCAAGTCTTAAGACAAACAGATCCAGAGTTTACAAATAAGTATAGTGGGGACTTAGCGGAAGGGGAAGATTATTTCTCTGATCCTAAGGCTAGTTATGAGTTTACTAAACAGGCAAGAAATTTTCAAGGAACAAAGTTTAAAGTTAATGCTCTTAGATATATAGCAAAAAACTATGATACAAATCTTTATGATTATGTAGAGAGAAACGCTGATTTTTTTAAATATATGCCTGAACTTCGTGAAGACGAAGCGTTCATGAAGATGTACAAGTCCCACGAGGACATGGCTACAAGTTATCATAATCACTTAAAGAACAATTACGGAGATTTTGTTTCAGCAGAAGCAAAAGATATGTTGCAGACCATGAGACTTAGTGGTGCAATGGGACCAGGTTTAGGTGGTGCAATGGGACCGGGTTACTTAGACACGTCAGTAATGGTAGGTTTAGGAGCAATTGTATCGACTTTAGGAGACTTAGCAGGTGGAGCAGTTGAATTTTTTGGAAAGCATGGAGATAAACTGAATCCGGGAGTATTATTAGCAGATGCAATTGGAAGTTCACTTGCTTCAGATGAGACAAATGCATCCTTAGCGGCTCAAGACGAAAAATTTGACAGACAAATTGAAGATGTAGCAGATAATATTTCACATTTCTTTTCTTCTGATAATTGGAAAGACACTGCAATTGGGCAGTTTGCCTATATCCCAGATCAAGTTGCAGGTGCATCATTAGCAGACAATCCAATGTATATTTTACCTATGACTTTAAAGACTGTAGGAGAAATGGCTCCGGCAATTGTAGCCGCAGCATATACAGGTGGTGGATCATTAGCAGCAGGTGCTGTAATGGGGGGTGACCAATTCTTTAAATCATATCACCAAACAAACAAAGAAGCAAGAGAATTAGGAGTAGATCCAGAAGATGCAGAGGCAATGGCCTTAAGTATAGGTGTGGTTACCGGTGCTACAGGTGCGATATTTAATAACCCTTTAGCAAGAAGAGGTGTTTCAGCAATGATGGGTGTACGTAGTAAGGCTACTAAAGAAGCGGTTAAAGTATTAGCAAATTCCGGAAGTAGACAGATGGCTATAAAAGCAGGTGGTAAAGCATATATAAAAGAAGTTAGTTCAGAGGAAGTAGAAGAACTAGTACAAGGTGGTTTTGAAAACTACCAAAAATACAAGTATGATCAAAGATCTCCAGAGCCTATATATGGTGTAGATAAGTTCATGGGTAAAGATGAGTTTATTAATACACTTATTCTTACAGCAACGGCAACTACATTAATGGCTAGTCCAAACTTGGGTGTGTCATCAACTCAAATGGAGAAAGAAGCCTGGACTACAGCAGGATTAGATTTTGTAAACTTTGAGAAATCAGTTCAAAAAGAATTAAAGAAAAAGAATCCTAGTTTTTCAAAAGAAACTGCTGAAGGGATGTTGGATAAAGCAAGACAATATGAAAATATTGTTACTCCTTTAAAGGATGCCGGTACTCCTATGAATCAGATAGTTGAAGAAGCGGCTCTAGTGTATGATGAAATGAATTCACCTGCTCCGCAAACTCCTGAATCAAAAGCAATAGTTGAGGAGAAAAAAGCAGACATCAAAAGTGGTATGCCTAAACCAGGTTCTATTGTTGATGGTAGTAAAGTTGTTTCTGTTATTGAAAGTGTAGGAGACAGTAAAACAGATAAAGAGTTAGCATCAAAGTTAGAGAACATACAGAACAGAACTTTTAAAATGAAGAGGGTGACCCTTGAAACTCTTTATGAAACAAATAAAGAATTCAAGAAGTTTGTAGATGAAAATCCTGACATGGAATATGATGGCAAGCAAAAGAATGCTCCTGCTGTTATTGATGAACAAGGAAATGTTTTAGATGGAATGAAACGTATGGCCGCTGCATATAACAGAGGTCAGAAACAAATAAGAGTCTTTAATGAACAGGAGATTCAAGTATCAAAAGAAGAACAATCTGATGCTGATAAAGAATTAGATCAAATACTAAAACCACTATCACCAAAAGTTGAAAATGAAGTTGAACTTTTTGTAGAGGAAACAATAGAAGTAGAAAATGTTCCTGAAAAATATGGTTCTGATGTAGTTACTCACAAAACAAAAAGTCGAGAGGCTGTTGAGAACTGGGTTAATGGAGGTCAGATCAAGGGTAAAAGAGAAACTGAAGGTAGTTTTACTGAAGGGGTTGCACCTAAAGGAGAGACTTCATTTAACGTTGCTAAGGCCAATGGTAAAGATGGAGCACCAAACTTTCAAGAAGGAGGTATTTATTCAAACACTGTAAAGAATGTTGAAGGTGGATATGTTGTGGTTTCTAAGCCTGGAACAGTAGATCCAGACAACTGGCAACCTAATAATAATAAAGTAAATAAAGCAACTCGAAAAGAAAGCAGAGGTATTGTTGTACCAAAACCTAATACTCCTGCAAGGGATATGTCCAACTATGATATATATAAAGTTGTAGATGGTAAATTGGTAAAACAAGATCCTAACAGTTTTAAAAGTGATTCTAAAACTAAATCGGATTCTAAAACTAAGACTGATCAAAAACCTCAAATATCTGGTATTGATCCTGAAACAGGAGATGTCTTTAGTGACATTAAAAAGTTAGCCAATCATTTTCAAAGAGTATTTAAAGGATCTACTGTCACTCTAGATCAGGAGGCCTTTAATGAAAAAGCAAGGGAGAATGGATTAGATCCTAGTAAAAATAAAGGTTTTAGAAACCGAACTACTAACGAGATTTTTATTAACCCTGAACTTGCAACATTAGATACGCCTATACATGAGTTCGCTCATATATGGGAAGATATGTTAGCGGAGTTAAATCCGGAGGCACATAAGAAAGCAATGTCTCTAATCAAGGGAACTAAATTTCATAAAGATGCTGTCAAAAACGGATACGGAGACAGGGCCTTAAACGAAGCATTAGTTCAAGCAATAGGAGAAAAGAGTGCTAAAATATTTAAAGATCCTAAGAGACAATCAGAGTTTGAAAAGATTATAAGCCAGGTAAAAGAAATTATTAAATCTGCTTTAAACCTACCAACGGAAGCAGACTTTGATATACAAACAACTAGTTTAGATGCTGTTATAAATTCTAGTGCAGAGAAAATTATGTCTGCTACTAATATAGATCCAGACTCTAAAAAAGAAAGTATAGATATAGATGCTATTGATGCACAGAGATATAAAAATCCAGAGCGTGAGGCAATAAAAGAGTTTAATAACCTAAAAGAAACTTTAGGCAGCGACCCTACTTTAGCGGAGTTAAATCCAGTCATGAAGGATGGAAAGTATCAGTTTAAGAAAACTAAAAGTGGTAAGTTACAAGTAAAGATTTCAGGTCAATCATATTCTTTAGTAAATGGAATTAATAAACATTTAAAAGGAAGTGTAGAAGAAAAAGTTGATCAGATTGGAGATAAAATTGTAGAGGAGTTTAATGCGAATAAAGATGTACCAGAAGTAGTCAAAGGATTAGGATGGTATAAGGACTTACATATTAGTATGAGAAATACTTTTGGTGGAAGAACTAATTTCTTTGGGAGATTGTTAGGTGCTACTTCAGGTCAGACTGATGTTCAGCAGAACTATAAGTATGCAACACAAGCCTTAGAAGCATATTCAAAAGGAGCATATGATAAGTACATTGAAGAATACAAAGACTTTATAGATCGTGTTGAACAGTTTGAAAACGAAGAAGAACTTAATGAGTTTTTCAATGAATATAAAGGAAGAGCAGTCAATGCTCTAAAAAAACAAGGCAAGACAGCATACAGCGAGTCAAGAATAAAGCCTGATCCAAAAGATATTAATGAAACCAAAAGGAAATTATTAAACCTATATCCAAAGGCAAATCCTTTATTTAGAACAGACAATCCTACTAAGTTGTACGGCATCAATAGTCCTGCTGCTGCTAAAGTATTGGCAGGTATATGGCTTAAACAAACTCAACAAAGCAAAACTAACAACTTCTATGAGAATGTAGTAGGGATGACAACCAATCCTACGATTGATTTGTGGGCTGCTCGTACCATTAGAAGAATGATTTACGATGGTAATGTAGATAGATATAGAATCGCAGAGCGAGCAGAACAGGGTGTAGATGAGAGAGTCTATGCTGCTGATGCAGGTGGAGTATCTGATTACCAACTAGCAGAGGGAGTAATAATAAATGCTTCTCAAAAACTAGGAATGGATCCTGATGATCTTCAAGCATACTTATGGTTTGCTGAAAAAGATCTTTGGTTAAAGAAAGGTTGGTCAAAAGGTACTGCTGCTAAGAAATCTGATTTCAGAGAAGAAGCAGGCAAGAGCGATATTACTAGATATTACTTAGGTTTAAGTACAGAGAGAGATCAGTATACAGATCCTGTATTAGAATCAAAAGAGAACTTAGATATAATAGAAGAGGAAAGACAATCAATTCAGAACGATTTAAGAGATGGTGACCTAGTATCATTAAAGGTTAACAAAACTCAAGGACAATACTTAATATATCCTGAAAGAAGTTTTGATGCTGAGATGATTGTTAAGTCAGGTCAAGATATGACTCCTGTTTTAAAAAGAGCATTAGAGTCAGCAAAGAAACATGAGCAAGAGTCTGTGTTTTTATCAGAGGTGTTACCAATTGATGAGAGAATGGATCCTGAAAGTGTGGAAAGAGAATTGGCTAAACGTCCAAACGCTCGACCTGCTGTTGAAATGCAATTTAGAACTCCTATGAGTTTTGAAGAAGCATCTACTTTTGCTAGAGAAAATTTAGACAAGGAAGGTGTTCAATTAGGGCCAATAAAGACAGACATTTCCGGTTATACTTTTATAACGAATGAAGCAGGAGATAAGGTCTTAGGTGTTAAGTATCAATTTGTTCCAGAGTTTGTATTTGAAAATGAAGAAGATATTACAGATGAAAATGTAATGCAAGCAGTTTCTGACTGGAGTAATAGTGCACAAGAAACTAAATTAAATTTGGAAAACAACGAGAATGTTTTGTACTTTTACAACCATTATGTAGATACATTCGTTGCTCATAATAATCAATACAACGAAATCTTAAATAATATAGAAAATGGATCAAAAGACTTATTTAAAGGAACTAGCAAAACACGTACAAAGGAATACTTCCAGTCCAAGGGAAGAAAATTCGAGTCAGGACAAGGCGATTCAAATATCGATGCACAAAGACAACAAGACGAAGGAGATGGATCCCGCTTCTCTGGAACTGTACAGACAGATGATGGCGGATCGATATCAGGGGTCCAACACCGAAGAATAGACAAACAAAGTCTTCCGGATCAGTTAACCTCATTCTTAAGTACTCTTAGTGATAAGGGTGCGTCTGTTTCCAAATTACTTTATGGTATAAAAACATACTCTCAGCGAGTAGATGGTAAAGAACTGTCTACCGAAGAAGCACGTTTAGTCCTTAATAAATTTATGGGAACTAAAGGCATGAAGCAAAGAGGGTTTGAAGAAAACTCAATTAACAAAGCAAAGAACGATGATGTAGGTAAGTCTGAAGTATATGATTGGGTAAATGAAAATCCAAACTATTACGAGACTATGAGTATGCAGGAGACTATGGAGGATATCATAGATCAAGTTAATCAACAAGAAGGAGGGTTTGAGAATGAAGGAGTTATAAAAGACTTACTTAAAAAGAATCCAACTATAAAGGAATTACCTAGAGTTCAACTTGCTAGACAAGCAGCACTTCATCACTACGGATTAAAGGTTAGTAAACTTAGATCTGAAGGAGCATCACAATCTGAGATTGACAACGCATTAGAAACAATGTCGGCTATTGAGTTTCAGTTAGCAGAGGATGGAACTTTATCCGGGCAAGCATCTGCTGCTCTAAGATCTTGGACCGCACAAACTAGTGCATCTTTGATAGATAGAACTGAAATTGCGATGGAGAAGTTTAATGAAGCCTTTGATAAAAGAGGAAGTATTGGACATTTTATTAATAGGCTGTTTGGAGGTAGAAAAACTAAGTTAGAAAGTACAACACTATCACCAGAGCAAAGAGCAAAAATTCAAGAGTTACATGAAATAATTAAAGAATCTCCAGAGAATAGTGAGTTGGCTAATGTTGCTATGAGATCTATGTATAAGTATATGGATTCAGTAGTACCATCATATTCATGGCAAGACACATTTTTTGCATTACAGTATGCGGCTATGCTTTCAGGAGCATCTACTCAGGTATTAAATGCTACTTCAGGTAGTGCTAATATAGTTTTACAGCCATTAATGGATATGTCTAGAGTTGATAGAATATTTACTGGAGGGTATTTAAATTTTATAAGAAAAATAGGAAACGGCTCAAATAGAAGAGGCTTATCTCAAGGTTATAATATGGCCATGGATATAATGAAGAATGGTGCTAGAGTAGATAAGTATCAGGGCACAGAATCAAATAATGAGTCTGGTCAATATAATGTTCTTGAGACTACAGAATTTAAAGGTGGTAAAGCGAATCCTTATAACTATTATAAGTTCGTAGGTAGGCTTTTAAACTCTACGGATAGATTCATAAGTAAGGTTGGTTATGAAGGTAGATACTATAATTATCTATTGGATCAACTTCAAAAAGATGGAGTTCCAAGAAACGAGTTAAGACAAAGGGCTGCTGATCTTTATTTAGCAACAGAGGTTAAGACACATGCTAAAGAGGAGATGGAGGCTTTAATGGATAGAATGCGTAAGGCAGATCCTGATACTGACTTTAGTAATATTGAAGTAGTAAGAGTAAGAGAACTGATGCATGAGGCAATGGCTAAAAGGTATAGTGAAGACTTTGTAAACAAGTCTGATGCTGAACTTGAAGTTATGAAAGAGAAGGATGGGTTTGATGGAACAATAGAAGAGTTTAAGGAATTTATGAAAGCCATGAAAGAGGCTGAAATAAAGGGTATTGCAACTGATGCCAACTTGGCAAGTAATGCTCAAGTGTTTATTGATAACAGAGGAGGTCCTTTCTATACACATCCTATTGCATTTGTAGCAAATAAAATAAGACAAGCATCTAATGATCCTGATAGAAGTTTCTTAGGTAAACTTGTATTAAAATCCTTTGTGCCGTTTACAAGTATAATCGGGTCCATTGGAGAATACATGATTGATGTTACTCCTGGATTTGGATTAGCAAGAGCATATGCTACTAAAGATGGATTGGGTGATAAGGGTACTAGGATGAGAGAAGAGCAATTATCTAGAGCATACTTTGGTACAACATCATTCTTAGGTTTAGCGGCATTAGCGGCCATGGCTTATGAAGATGATGATGAGAATCCTTTCTTTGAAGTAAGCGGTGGTGGATATAACAATTCAAACCCATACACAAGAAGTGATATGAAAAACGCTCCACTTCCTCCTTATACTGTAAAGATTGGAGATGCAACAATGGATTATAGAAATATTATTCCATTATCAATACCTCTTGCAATTATAGGAAACTATATGGAGACAATGAAAATGACAGGAGGAAAAGGTGAGGTGTTTGATGACATGCAAGATAGATTGCTTATTGCTTATGCAAACTCTGCTAACTTAATTATGGATTCATCTGTGTTAACATCTGTAAAAGATATGACAGAAGCAGTAACTAAATCATTTACTGGTAGAGGTACTCAGTACGATCCTAATAAAGTTGGTGATGATGACATGACAAGGACTTTACAAAGAATGGGTAAGTCTTCTATAAGATCTGTAGGTGGTACGCTTTTACGACCACTTCCACAGAATGCAAATCTATTTAGACAGGCAACTAAAATATTTGATGCTAATTCATACAGTGCAGGTGATGCTAAAAATGCTTTACTATATGCGGCAGGATTAAGTCAAGTTTTCGGTAAACCTAAGATAGATGCTTTTGGAGAAGAGGCTAAGAGTTACCCGGGAGAAACTGTAATACCTTATACTCATTGGAGAGGTATAAGAGGTGAAGATCCTCGATGGGCATATTTAGATAAATATAATGCTTACCCTGGTAAAATACAAAATCGTCCTCTAAGAGTAGGTAGAGATTTAAGAGTCCTAGAGCCGGAAGAACTTTACCAACACCAACAAACAACAGGGCTAGAGTTTAGCAAGATGCTTGTTAGGTATATGAATGGTCGAGGTAAAAAGGATGATAAGATTTTAACTCACACAGGAAAATCTCAAAGCATACATAAAAAAGCAATAGCAAAAATGTGGACTGCGGCTCAAGCAAAATCAAAATTAAAAAACCAAAAAGTTTGGAGACAAACAATACTAGATTAATTATGAGAAAGATAGATAAGATTGTAGTTCATTGTACAGCAACTCCTGAAGGAAGAGCCGTATCGGTGGGGGATATCGACTCGTGGCATAAGAAAAGAGGTTGGTCACAGATCGGATATCATTATGTAGTACAATTAGATGGTGAGATTAATTCGGGGCGACCAATAGAGATATCAGGGGCACATTGTAAGGGACACAATAAGACTTCTATAGGCATAACATATGTAGGAGGAGTAGACGCTGATATGAATGCTAAAGACACTAGAACGGATGCACAAATTAACAGCCTAGAATACTTGGTTGGATATCTTTGTGCTAGTTATCCAGGGTCTGAGGTTTTTGGTCATTGTAATTTCTCCTCAAAGGCTTGTCCTAGTTTTAATGCTCAAGAAGAATACAAATCAATACAGGAAAAATATGTTCGATAATTTAGGTTATGTTGTAGCAATTTCAGAAAGGTTTAGGATTGGTCCAATGTTAGGTTGGTCATTCTATACACCTGATGAAGTTGAAGATTGTTATGAGTTAAACGTGTACTTTATATTTATAATGCTGCACATAAAATGGTGGGAAGGCGATGAATGAATTATCTGACAAATCAGAAGTTAAATTAGATATCAAGACGTTAGTTGGTATTGTTATAGGTATTGTAACAATTGCAGGTATATGGTTTGATTTAACCGCTAAAATTTCTGAAATAGATAATTCACTTGTAAGGTTAGAATATAATCAAACATTAAATGATGAGTTTAGAATTAAGTGGCCTAGAGGTGAAATGGGTGCTTTACCGGATGATGCAAAGCAAGATTTAAGAATTGAGTATTTACAAAAAGACATTGAGGAGTTACAGCAGTTAATTAAAGAAATAAAAAGTGAGTGACATGAGCAAACCAAAAAAGAAATTTAAAGACACGAAGGTGGGGAGATTTTTAATTAACAAAGTGCCATCTATATTAGGTATAGTAGGTGATGTATTGCCTGATGCCGGTGTATTAGGTATGGTTAAAAGTTTGATCGAAAAAGAGAGTCCTGAAGTACTACCAAAAGAAGATAAAGAAACAGCACTTAAACTTTTAGAACTTGATATTATCGAGATGCAAGAAGTTACAAAAAGATGGGAAGCCGATTCAACATCTGGATGGTTAACCGCTAATGTAAGACCTCTAACGCTTATATTTTTCTCAGTCAGTTATGTTGTTGGTTGGTATCTAGATTATCAATTAGAAGCAATCTCAGGAGTCCTCAGTTTAATTATTGGAGCATACTTCGGTTCTCGTGGAATTGAAAAAGTGATGGGTGATAACAGACATAAGTAGTAATCGTCTGACAAACTTATTAACAATAGACTTGTGTCCCAAATTAGGGAACAAACAAGAAATATCAAAAATACTTCTAAACCCTTTCTAACAGGGTAAATATCTAAAATTAAGTCGTATATTTGACTATAATTAACAATGATTAATAATTAGTATTTCGTTGTTTTATCGCCCCAAACATACAATAACTTTGCCCTAATGTTAATAACATCTTCTCTGGTTTTTTTAAATTGTGCATAACTTAGTGGTCAACCACCTAAAAGTAGTATAATATACTTAAGGGAACAAATTGGGAACCATGGCATTAACAATATGTACTAGAAATGAAACAAATAAAGATGGATCTGTATTATTACATGTTCGTTTTAAAACCAAACAGTTTGATAAAAAAATTCCCACTAAAATAAAAGTAATTAAAAAACATTGGGATAATAGAAACAAAAGACTTAAACCCAATCATCCTTACTATGACTTAGTAAATAAAAAACTAAAAAAATTAAGTAGGACTGTTAATGAACTCTATGATCAAAATACTTTCGCTGTTTTGACATACGAAGAGGCTCGCAATAGGCTTTTAGGTGGGTCTCGTTTGAACGATATTGTTTCATACATGGATCAACATCTTAAAAATCAAATTAAAGAAAATACTTTTAATTCTTACAGAGGGCAAATGTGTACGATTGCAACACATTTTAATGGTACTAGAAAAATTACGTTTGAAGAATTGGCTGATAAAAATAATTGGTTAAAACTAAAAGATAAATTTAAAGAACTACAAAGAAGTCCTGCTTCATTTAATTCATACAGGAGAGTTGCAAAAGCAGTTCATAACCATGCAGTAAAAGATGAGATTACATTTACTTCTTTTTCATACGTCAGAACTGTTGCTTCTAAAAAACTAGAACCAAAATGGATGAGGTCTGAAGATTTAATCAAGGTTATTAATGGTCTAGACGTTAACAATAATGAATTTGAATTTTCTGTTACCTCTATTTTAACTTACTTATTGCTGTTCTCAATGAGAGGACTTTATATTCGTGATATTCTTTTGTTATCAATGGATAGATTTGTAGACTCGACCTATGAAAATACAGAAAGATTTTCATTTGGTGAAAAGAACATGGTGTACAAACATAATAGATCAAAAACTAATAAAATGGGTCTGGTTTACATGGGGTTAGATCCTATTGAGGAAATTATATCTTTATTAAATAATATGATTGATCCAACATGTGAGTCTATTTTCCCTTTAGGTGGAGGTAAAGACTTAACTTTCTGGACGAAAATACAACGCAGGTTTAAAGTAATTACTGGGCATCCCTTTAAGTCTGTAAGAAAAGCATTTCAAACAACAGGATCTATACTTAGTGTTCCAGATGCTGACATGAGAGAACTCATGTATCAAAACGACAATACTATTTCAGTACATTACAAAGATACTCAAGCACCACAGATGCTAGAAAAGTATACAAAATATCACTCTGACATTTTAGAAAAATACAGAGTGAATGATATGTTTAAAATGCTGAAGGATAAATTGAAGCACTAGGAGATGATTACATTATTTGTAATGCAAGCCATCATTCCCATTTTGCCCAATAATATTCATTCTTTTTTCACTTAGATCTTCTTCTTTCTTTGTAATACTTATAAGTTTACTTATACCAAGTGTATCGTAGATCCTTGGACTTTTTGTAGATCTCTTATAGACTATGTAACCATCTTTTTTTAATAGACTAATTGCTTCTTCAATAGCGTGAATATCGTGTGCCATTTTTTTATGGTTTAAGTGTGATTTGAAAACCATCCAGAATGATCTCTAAAAGGTTTGTTTCTATTCTTCATATCCTCTGTTGGCTGTTTTTGATCTTTCAAAGCGATCAACAAAAGTATTAGGTATCCTGTAAGATCTTTAACAGTATCTTCAGTCTTATCATATATTCCTTTCTGTTTAATTCTAGATAATTTATCATCTATCCTAGCACATAAGGAAACTACTGCATTGCCCTCACTAAAAACATTGATCGGTGATGTAGCACTATCACCATAGTCAGCGTTTTTAGAGATGAGAAGGCTGATGATTTCAGCACCAACCCTCTCAATTTTTTCTCTAGTATCCATTAATTAGAATGGTAAATCAGCACCTTCTTGCTTTCCGTTGACAAAGTTTTCAACTTTCTGCTCATGAGATTTTGCCTTTCCATTTGGAATGTTTCCATCTGCATAAGTGATCTTCCATGCATTAGCATTAGCCGTTCTTAACTCTCCATTACGATCTCTGTAACTTCTAAGGTTAATTGAAACTGATACTTCATCTCCTTCTTTGTAAGCACTAAACAAATTTGCTTTAGCCCCGATTGCTTCAACAGGATACTCTACAGGATACTGAGTGTCTCCACCAAGTTCAACTGTTAATACTCTTTTTTCAATGTCTCCCTTTTGGGTTTGAATGGTTACTGCATCTGAGATGTTTTTGATGCGACCTTGTAATTCTAATGAATTTGACATAATTAAATAATTAAAGTGTTATATATATTCAGAAGTTTTGACACTTCTCGCCTGAAAATATTTCAGGACTTTTTCAGTTATTATGGTGTATTTATAATCTTATTACTAATTAGCATTTGTAGAAGTTCCATCATATCCTCTTTGTGTAGGATGCAATATTCTTTTCCTCCTGGTGCTTTATGAAAAATAATAGGGACATCTGTTGGCTGTATAACCATGTCCGCTAATACTTTTTTATACTGTGGGTTTCTCTTGTAGCATTTTGCTTGTATCACAAATGGTCCTGTGTTCATTAGATCTATACCACGATCATCCAACATCTTAGATCCATACCTTGAGGTAACGCAATCTGTAAATCCTAATTCTTTAAAGTCTTTGACCAATTGTCTTTCGTAATTGTGTCCTTTGTTTCTGTTAGTGTTTGCCATATTTATTAAAATCCTTATAAACATAAATCATCTTGTGCTTTACAAAACTTTGTATGTCCTTGTACTCTGTTGATTTATCAAATCCTTTATAGATTAAATAATAATCTTCACCATGTGCATTGGGCCTCATGAAGTATTCTTCTTTACCAGGAACAATCTCATCTATGTTAGCAAGACGTAAAAGTTGACCGCTATCAAACTTTTCTTGCTTACCGATCTTGCCGCCCCATTTATTTGTGGTCCAAGATACCCGGTGTAAGTTCTGATTATTGTCCTCTAAACTTCGGGAATTGCCCCGGTGCTGTCTCTTGCCCATTGTCGCTGTATTCATTGTAGCACGTTGTTGTTAAATTATATTTAAATTCCTGCATACCTGTCTTACCGGTAAACCTCCACCTGACTTTCCATACATGTACCTCTACAAGTTCTTTTTCAAAATCTCTATAAACAGTAATACCATTATCTACTTTGTTAAAGAAGTGGGAAGAACCACTTACGCTGTAACCTGAAGCGACTTCAACCTTCCCATTTTCCTTCTTAAGTTTCTGTGGGTGAGCAACTAACACTACACCACAATCAAATGACTCTTTAAATATTTTTATTTTAGACAACTGCATACCTGTATACTGATGCTCATTCATTCCTCGTTCAATCTTATGCTCTACGAATGCCCAATTATCTATGATTAAAAAGTCTATACCTAGTTTTTTGACTAATTCCTTTCCTTTGTTTAAAATCCCATCAACAGTTAGATCGTTGTCTTTTAGATTTATAAAAAAGAAGTGATCATTTATGAAGTCAATAGCCGGATCTAATTCCTCAGGTTGTAAATTATCTATAGATCCTTTACCAAACCTTTTACCTGAATACTTCTCAATAAGTTCAGCAACATGTACTTTAATTGGTTGTTTCTCAGCAGAAAATATTCCAAACTTCCTTCCCTTCTTTGCTAATTCTATAGCAACTTGATCTACAAAACTAGACTTACCATGTCCAGGGACTCCTGTTACTAAAGTAAATTCACCTGGTCTCCAAGACATTAACTCGTCAAACTTTTCATATCCAATAGTATCTCCCTTAGGCATACCATGATTATATAAGTTGTGTATTTCAGATCGAGAATCTGATGCTTTACTTACACCTTCCAGGGGAAAGGGTTTTGCTAGATCAATACAGTTAGTTAGTTCTTTTGATCCATGTTTAAGTAAAACATCATTGGCATCCTTACATCCATCTGGAAAACTTACTAACCAGACTCTTTCTTTTCCAAGCCTTCTCGATAATTCATCTCTTAATTTAATACCTGGAGCATCATTATCTAAAGCCAGGTATATTTTTTCTTTATTTTCAAACTCATCAATACTATTATCTAAGTATGTGAGGTTTTGATTTCCGGTTGATGCACCATTAGGTACAGAACAAGCGAACATAAGTCTTCCTTCCTGTGATCCGGCCTCATAAAAAGCCATAGCATCAAACTCTCCTTCAGTTATAATACACCAGGAAGCCGGTTTGATTAAGTCGAGACCATACATGATCAACTCAGATCCTTTATTTAATTTAAAGTTCTTCTGTGAATCTCTAAATTTAATATTGATCCTTCTACCTTTTCTTATGTAATTGAATTGTATAACAGGTCTTTCAGCAGACACCTGAGGCATATACTCTACACCCTCGGTAACTCCAAAGTATTCTATTGTGCTTTCGTTTATTCCTCTGTCCTTAAAAAACTTTAACACCTTGTCACTTAATGCAGATGCTTTTACAACAGGCATCTCATACTTAGTCTCATACTCAGCAACAGATCCGTTATCTCCGCAGTGATGACAGTAATAAGTTCCTGTCTCTACCCATACCCTAAGGCATTTTTCATTCTTATTCTTTCTTCTATCGTGTGAATACTTAGGACATTTAGTCTTTTGAGGTTCTGAGTTACTATTTCCATTGACTTCAATGCCAATGTCTTGCAGTTTAGATAAATTATCGCTCATATTATTGCTACGTTTCTTCTGTTGGGGGTGACCTTACTCGTTGTCTCCCACTCTTTATATTGTATTAGATACTTCTCTACGAATTTGTTACCAAAGATTACCTCAGGAGTAACAGAGGACTGATATTTTTGGCTCCAATTTTCTTTACACCACACAAATACATCTACCATCTGTGATCCTGTGACTAACTCACCATCAAACTTTTTAGATAAGATGCTTTTAAATCTCTTCTCATAAGTTCTTGGGTTGTATTTATGGTTAAATCTCTCATTTAGGTAGGATATAACTTCCTTACATACCTTCTGATATTCAAGAGATATCTTTGCATTGCTCTCGGATACTGCAACATCAAACCAAAGGGGAGTAGTTCTAAACTTTGGATGTGCTTTAGTGCCTATGTTCTCAACAGTGCCTTTCTCTGATAACTCTGTCATATATCTACTCATAGTCCTAGATGAAGAGTTTAACTCCTCCGCTAGATCTGTTAGTGTTTTATCGCAAAACCCATCTACTGATGTGTATTTGTATATCAGATCGCACAACATGTATGCTAATGGAGACAGGTCGTGTTTCCTAAGCACTTCATATATAATTGTTGTAGATCTAATCATCTTAGTAATATTTTATGGTAGAACAGCAAAGGGTTTTTCTTATTTCTATGTGACTCTATCTTACAATCAAGTGTTACAATTTCTGATAACTTAAACCCATCAGTTTTTTTAATAAAATCATCCCAACAGTTGACAGCAATGTATGAGTCTTCCAAAGTTTTTAACCATATAGTTTTAAATGAATGTCTTTCTCCATCTGTTCCATTTACTTCTTTAGGTTCGGACATAAATTTTATTTGTCCTAGTACAGTTATATTCATTTGATTTTATCTTTAATTATATCTGCAAGAGAAACTGATTTTTGATGCTCAAGTCTGATATGATTTAATATTAAGTTAGTTTTAGTGTAAAAACCTTTAGTTGTTATACTAGGTTCTTTAGTGTTAAAGTATGTATCCAATATTGACAAAAACTTTTCTTCTAAAAACTCAACATGAGACATTGGTTCATACAAAAACTCCTGGATCTCTTCCTTAGAGAAGTTGAACATCCTTGATACACCTACAAAAATGCATAGTCCAAAATATGAGTTGCCTTCCAATACAGGATCTACCTCTAGAGTGTGTGAGTTTCTAACTGCTAGGTTATTTAGTATTCCTTTTTTAATATCTAGTAATTTCATCTTAAAAGTTTAGTTTTTTTACGTCCTTGTATCTTACGTTAAAGGTCTTTCCCCAAACGATTCTACCACTATCACCAAAATCCACTTCTTGTGCCTGTCTGTGTAGTAATATTTGTTTGATCTGTTGCATCGCCAATTGTTTCCCGGACTTTGCAACCTTTTCATCCTCTCTAAATTGAATGTAACTCTGAGTCAGTTCGGTTATTTCTTCGTCAGAGTCTATCTTAACTCTATCTAGCATTGCTTTATGTTTAAAAGATAAGAATTGATCTAGGTCAACCTTGTACTCATTCTCAACATCCGGCTCTAAATGAGATATAAGTCTGTAAGCATCATTAGTGTTTCCTTGAACCCCTTCAATATCAATGATACCTCTTGCTTCCTGGACACTGTTATAAAACTTTTCTCCTTCAATAAGAATAGTTTCTTGTATGTTTTGATTAGCCTCAACAGTAAAAACATCCATATGCCTTCCATCCTTCAGGAAAGCAAACTGTCCGTAGTCATATCCTAAAACAAGCATATATAATTGGATCTGTGCTATGTAGTAAGGAGGTATTCCGCCTTCCCATTTATCTGCATTGTATCCTGAGATTGTTTTGATCTCCAATACACCTCTACCGGACATCTCATCGTGCTTTGTTATTTGTCTATCAATGTTAGCAAACAAGAAAGGGTACTTCTCATTAATGAAAATTGAATTTCTTCTGATGGACTTTCTTAATTTAGTTTTGCTTTGATAGTTATCTATCATTTCAATTGGATCTCCTGTCCAATACTGCCATAGATCAGCCACATAATCTTCTAACAACCTACCATGAAACATAATCTCGTTGTCTATGTTTTTCATGTTGGCTGTACCTACAGACTGATTCCATCTTGTGATCTTGGATGTCCAGGGATTAAGTCCTAATAAGGTAGAGGCATCAGATCCTCCGACCATTCCTTTATATACTAATGTTTTTCTTAATGCAACCCACTCTGCGTAAGGTAAGTTGGCTGTTGGTATTCTAGTTATCTTGCTCATATTTCACAGGTTTGTTTTAGTGACTCTCTAATTACTTCAGATATATTTTTGTTCTTTGATACACATGCCATGTGTAGTTTCTGAACCTCTCTTGGTGTAAGTCTAAAAGTAATTCTAGTTGATAATTTCTCTGTAATTCCTCTTTTCATCATTTCATTTTAGAAAAAGGGAGGCCTGGTAAGTGCGGATGCTCTTACTAATAATTCTTGTTGGCTTGAGGCCTCCCTAAATATTTATTTGCTTGCTTGTGCTATTGCCTTTTTAGATTTCTCGGCATTGATCAGGGCTTTTAATTCCTTGATCTGATCACTAGTTAAGAGTGATTTGTTAGCAGGTATTCGCTTTTCAACAGCGGTGTAATCCACAGTTACATATGCCAACATAGATTGGTATATATCTGATCCATTTGATGCTTTGTTCCTTTGAAGTTCTTTCGCTTCGTCTTCATCCATTATAGAATCCTCTCCGCTATCTACTATTCCAAGTATAAATAATGCACGATTCAAGGCTCCGGATTGGCATTTCTGATAAGAGAAAGGTTCGTTGGATTTCTTGTGTGCTATGCCATCTGCCACTATCACCTGTTCAGAATTATAAACTTTTCCTGTCATAACAATAATACTATCGTTCATGTCAACTATCTCAGTTTGTAGGGTATAGCCCTCCGGTCTAAAGTAATCATTAAAATAGTTTAGTCTTTCAATCCATGGCACGATATCTACTCCTCTACCTATTGATGTTTTTTTCAGTTTTCGTTTCAGTTTCATTTGTTTGTTGGTTTTTTAAATTGTTTAAATAAAAATTTACTATATAATATTTTCTAGCGTGGAATAAGATGGATTCCCAGTCAAATTTCCAGTCTTTGATCCTACTGTCCATGCATATCTGTTCGTGATAGGTAAGCATAAATATTTTGAAATCTCTTAATGAAAATCTCTTACGATCATGAATAATTTCTTTGTTCTCGTAGTCAAATCTGACCATGTGCTTAATAGGTATTTCATGTCGTGGTAATTGTAATGTCTAATATTGATTAGTTATATAATACTTAGGTAAATGTATGACAATTATATACTACTTGAACTATAGTGTTGTTAATAAGTTATTAACTTGTTAACATTCGTGCTAAATATCGATAATTATAATGTCGAGTATTTTTTTTGTTTTTCTATGGAAGATTTATTAGAGTGCTTTACGTATCTGTAGAATGCTGTTGATCCATTTGTGTGACCGCTAATATTCCTTGCCTCTATTTCACTTAAGCCTTTTGATAAGTGGTAAGTAATTCCGCTTGCTCTTAATTTGTGTGGAGTTATAATGTCGTAAAGAAATTTTTCCTCATGCACAGGATTCCCATTGTGATCATAAGTATATACTATTTTCTTTTCGTGTAATTGTTTATAGGATTTAAGCAACGTTTTAAGTTGAACTCTAAAGTATTGTTGAGAATGAGAAAAAGATCCCTTCCCCTCCAGGAAATCACGAACATCTTTTGGTAAATAGAAAGATGATATAGATCCGATTCCTTTTTTAGTTATAATAGTAACTTCGCTTCCATCGGATGATGCCTGGAAGTTTACCAAATCACTTACCCTCATGCAAGAGTATAGCATTAGCCTGGTATAATACCAAACATCTTCGAGTTCGATTCCCGGCTTGTTGTTATGTATCAACTCTACTTGTGTTGGATCTAATGCAATGACTTCTGTTTGTAACTCTCTCATACTTTGTAGCCCTGGGAACATATATCCGTAATATGCTTCTGCTTTCTTAAGTGTAGTTCGTATGATCTTAAGGTGTGTTTTTCTAGTGTTATGGTGTTTACAATCGTCCAACATAAGATTTAGATATTTATTTACATGTGACTGTAAATTTCGGGTGACCTTAAGTCTATCCTTTCTATTGTTAACGTTATTAAGATCTAAACTCTCTATGTCAAAGTTAAACTTATAGGCAGTCATCTGATTATACACTTGTCTATAAGAGGTAATAGTAAGATTGGAAAACTTCTTACCATAGTTTAAAATAGATCCATCCTCTAATAGAGTAATGACTTGCTTAAGTAATGAGATAAAACTGCCTGTATTCATAGAAAGGTTTTTTTAAAATTGTGTTATGTGGGTTATAGAACTAACTAGAGTTATCTAATCGTCATCGATGATCTCATCTATCTTATCGGCTACAAGACTATAGTATTCTATAATCTTGCATGACTCCTCAAAAAATAGGGGAGATGCTCCTGTTTTCTTTTGGTTTAATGTACTCTTCTTGGCTTTGGTTCCGTAGATATACTGACATACCTCTGTAGTTGGTATTTCCGGAATTTGAAGTAATGCGTGTGCTTTTTTTCTAAAGATGTCTTGCGATCTTTGCCTCCTTGGTTGTTTCTTCTTATTTCTCATTTTGTTTAGTTAATAATGATACAATTGTAAGTTGACAGACATAGGATTTCTTATGACCCGATCATCTTTATTTTGTTTACAATCGTATTTCTATGTGCCGACTACATCTATGTAATCAGACTTGTACGCTAGTTAAATGATAACTAGGGTGTTAAGATAATGTTTTTTACTTTTACTTGCAAGACTTTACCAATAGTACGCTGTAAATCCTTTGAACAGTTGTCGTCTTGAATTATCTTATGTAACAATTCATTATCGATTGGGGAAAGCAACTCGTCTACTTTATCTGTAACTTTAAAATGTAGGGATCTTAACAGCATCTCATATTTTTGTTTAATATCCATTGACTCTGTTTTTAAGTTTACAAAATCGACAAGGATATCTTGACTGTCAATGATGTTGCTATCAAATTCTACACTAGATATTACTTGCATCACTGCATTGTAATTCCTTCTAAATTCCTTATCCGTTTCAAATAAAGCATCAAAATGTTTAAGACCATGCAATACTGTAGCGTGATTGTTGTTGAAATATTTTGATATCCTTATATAAGTAAGGTTCAACATCTCTCTACATATTTTATAAACAATTCTCCTGGCATCAACATTTTCTCTTGCTCTATCTTTAGCGTGCGGATCTGCTTTAGTTACTACTGCTACTGCATCGCAAATAATATCTATATCGTGGTTTACTGTGGTCATATCTTTTTTCATTTGAGTATTAATTAATTTTTAACTTTCGTTCATCGTCTGACAATGCTAAATTAAGCATTATTTATATTTAATCTGTGAACTTCTTTGTTATATTTTTACTATCGTTCATAGAAAAAGTATCCCATATCATTTTTTTACCTCTTAAACTGTGAAACATATTATTTATAAATTGCTCACTTGTTCCTTTAGGAAACATCTCTTTTATTTGTGCTTTTAACTCTTGATCTTCTTTACTGCTCATCCCCTTGTCTTGTTAAAAATTCTTGTGCTAGTATTCTTTCTTTAATGTCAAGTACATCATTCATGTACACTGTCGTTTCATCTACCAGGGCTTGAACCTCTAGAAGTTGTGCTGTTATCTCTTTTAAATAAACAAGAGATCGATCCGGATCATATTTATATTTCCTGGAGATCGTGTCAAGGACATTCGTTTTTATAAACTTTCCCATTTTAATATTGGTTCCCATGCTTATGAATTTAATTGTTTGAATTGTATTGTTAAGTTCTCTTTCCAATGTTCCTTATCGTTAATGTATTCATCAATGATCTTCGCTACCAATGGAAGTTCTTCGACTCCTAGCATTGAAAGTTTAGTTACTAAATTGTCTATATGGTTTTGGATATTCATATAAAACTGCTCATCGTTTTCAGCGAACAGATTAATATACTTTTCCAATTCCTTTTCCAATTCCTTTTCTACCTGGTTCACCTTATGCTTTAAGGAGTGCTTGAAAATTGATAGTTCCTTAATATCGTCTAACGCTTCAAGCATTAACTGTCCGTAGATCACTGCTTTCGTTACGCTGTAAAATACTTGCTCTTGTTCTTGTTTCATAATTCTACTTCTTCAACATTAAATATTCTACATAATTTATTATAGGATTCTATTCCCGAGGATGACATTCTCTGTGTCTCCCATCCAAGATCTATTAATTGATCCTGGACCTCTGTTAGTTTTTTACTTGTTATAACTGCCATTGTTTTTGATTTTAGTATGCACTTATTGGCATAGATTGATTTTGACTATATGTTTGCTCAAGTTCCTCACCTTGTAAATAAATTGGTGCTGTCATCCTGTGCATGATCTTTGCTAAACTGTCTGCGAGATCTACCAGGTGTTTAGACTCATCCCAATTTTTAATTGTACAATCGTTACCAATTCTACCTAAAATTCCACCTCCTAAATAGTTTTGGTAGGCTGTCATTTTTTCTCCTGGATAACCCTGATTTTCTAGGCATATTTCTATACCTCCGCCTCTAGTAGTTACCTGTTGTCTAATAATATTTAAAGTTTCCATTATACTGAGGTGTTTAAGATTGCGTAAATCTGATCAAGACAATCGCTGTCTGTTGGCTGCTCCTCTTCTTTGTCTGCTTCATATTCAATAGCATCCATAATCGCATCCAAAACTCTCATCATTCCAAATCCCTCTGCTTTTTCTGTAGAGTCTCCATTGTCTATTAATTCCTGTGCTTGTTCTCTCATGCTGAAACGATCCGGGGTGACCTCATCAGATTCAATGATCTCAATCCAAGGACATGCTTTATTGTATAGGGAGAGAGCAAGAGACTTATTACCTATAGCAGTCATAAGAATATTTAACTCGTTACGTTGTGATCTACCATTTCTATATACTCTAGGATCTTCTGATCTTTCGTAATACCAATCGTGGTTTTTTAAGGCTTTGTTTAATTTGATAATCGCATTAAGGTTTTCAATAGTCTGCATTGTAATTGTTTTTTAGTTATACAAAGACGCTTCTCAGCGTTTCGCCTGGATCTCACAGGCTCGTCAGTTTGTTTTATTTTTTTACGTGTAGAATGAAATTTGCTACTGCATCTACGACATCTTGAATACGTCCATAAGGAACGACATCCAATAGGGTCTCTCTGTATTCGTTATCAAGAAACCTTTCATCTCGACTTATTTTTCCTACTACAGGCATGAGCCAATCCCAAGAGGTGTGGTATTTAAGTTCATCAAGGTATATGATATCATTACCTTGTGGGGTTTTTACTATCATCATTGACTTGTCGTTATCATCAAAAATCATATCCATGTATTCTGCTATCAATCCGTTATAATAATCATTTGCTGTAATTATATTAATACTATCCATTGTTAGCCTCCTCTCTTTCAGTTAATTCATTATCGTATGCAGCCAAGTCTATAGCAAACCAAATCTGCTCCATTGTTGAATCGTTGGTTAGTGCATCGTATAGCACTTCTTGTGCTTCGGCTTCAGTACAATCATACCTTCCAAATACATCTTGTGTTGTCCAAAGATTGTCTATAAATTTTCCTCTTGACTTTAGTTCTGCCATTAGGTCTCCTGTACTGTGTTCCTGTAATATTTTATTGTTTTTCATATTGTTGAGTTTAAATTGTTTGTGTGTATAATTCGTTTACTATTTCTTCGCCTATTATGTAAGTAATCATGTTTACCAGGGCTTCAGAATCTTGATAAGATCTAACAGATTCAGCACCAAAATTCTCTCTTTCGTAATCTTGCACAAAGTTGAGACCATCAAAAATATTGATGTCGTGACTCTCTAGCCATTGATTACAATTGTAGTAACCAATTAAATAATAGTCCTGGTTAAATGCCTCCTGGTGTAAATCGTTGTCTTCGCTATTCCATTTAACATCGTTGTTGTCAGCGACAAAATCATTTAGGTACTCTTTTAATTCATTTTTAATTGTTGCAGTATTCATATTGCTTAGTTTAAATTAGTATTAATCAGACTTCCCGGAGGAAGTTTCGCCTGGATCTCACAGGCTCATCAGTGATCTTAAGCCTGGGCTGTAATGTTGTCCAGGGTGTCTGCTATTGCATGTAGATCTCTAAGCATGAAAATATCATGAGAATATAAGCGATCTGCTTCTGCTCTAAGGTTCGTGTAGTAATAACCATCGTAGATTCCGTAAAGAGAGTTAACCAGGTCAGATGCTCTGAAGCCTCCGTTACGTAAGTTGTTGATCGTTGTTTGAATGAAAGACATCATCATTGGATTGAAGTTTGAATGTCTGTCGAATCTTGCTGTGGTGTTGTAATTTGAATTTGTCATAATAATAATATTGAATAGTTTAAATTAAATTGGTAGTTAATAATTGTTACTTCTTAAGAAGGCTGCGGCTAATCCGATTGGTAATGCGATTGCTAGTAGTATCATGTTTTTCAGTTTTAATTAATAATGATTGAACGATGGTACAAATATAACAACCTTTTTTATTAACAACCAAATGTTAATTACTATTTATTTTGCAAACCACACCTCATGACCTGTAAACGCTAGGAAAAAAACTTTAAAAAACTTTTTGCACGATAGTAAATCACGCACGAT